CTCCCATACTTAAATCTGAAGATGCCGCAAATGTTGGTTTTGGAGTCCCAGCAAAATTTGTAGTGTCAGGTAATCTTAAGTCTTGGGATTTAGTAGTTTTATAAACTGTATTATCATCCCTTTTATCCGTTCGTGTACCCATCGCTTGTGAAAACATCAAAGACAAAACGGATTTGTCATTTACTGAATTTGGGTCATCTAACTCTGAAATACTTTGGGATTCTAACAATTTATTTAATTTCTCATAATATAAACCATTATTTGAAAATTGAGTCAACAAACTAAATGCAGTAACACTTCCATCTTGTTTAGTAACTTCAGGTTCGCAGTCACAAGCTTGACACTCAGGATAAGTTATCATTGGTAATTTTATCCTACCAAACTTATATTTTACAATACTTCTGAACTTAACGATTGCCGTTATACCTAAGATTAAAAATAATATACCAAAAATGATATGCATAACTATTAAACCTACCGCTGGGAACGCAACACTTGCTGCAATAAAATTTTGATATGCTTGAGAAAATAAAAATGGTATTAAAAATAAGAGGAGTAACACCGCAAAATTATTCCATAAAAAGGCTAAAAACTCAAATATAATTAATAATGGTAACCCTAATAATTGAATTATTTGCATAATGATTGCAAATAAAAAATAAAGAAAATCAAAATTTCTAAATCCATCATTTACTGGAAATTTATTGACTGTTGATTCGCAATCAGAAGAATCAATTTCTTTGATGCCGACAAATCTACCTCTAGCAACTCCATTTTTATATTCACTAATTAAACTTGATATGGTATAAACTCTATTAAATTCGAAATTATAAAAAGTATCCTCTCCATTAATTTTTTCATTTAATAAGTTTATTTTAGCTGGTCCTGAAAATCCTTGAGTGTATCCTGTCCAATTAAGTCCAAAATAATATGAACTAGCAACTTGTTGTTGTTGTGTTGTACTACCATTGATAGGGTCAGTATTTGATGTTGATACATTCCAACCATATTCTCTCACGTTTGGTACCAACCAATAGGCTCTCTTAGTATCTTCATTTACTGAAGATGATTGAGACCATTTTATTTTAAATCTATATTTTGCTTTTGTTGGAATACCTAATGATGGATTATTTGATAAAACCTTTTCTCCAAACTCATTAGTTATTAGGTAGTCCAAATTCATTGGTAGTTCTGTTAACCATGTACCGCTTCCATCAATCACATTTCCAGCTTGCTCCATTTGATACTCTTCTAAAACAGGATTTCCATTAGAATCTTGTTGGATTGTTTGTCTAATAGCTAATATTTGTCCAGTACCCGCAATTAAACCACAAAGATTTCCCATGTCATCTCGTGGTTTACCATTTTTTCTAATTCTGTATTTGTCTGTTGAGGATACCATTGAACCCATAAAAACAGACGTTGGTTGTATATCAATATTTACGTCGTCTCTTAAATCGAAATCTAACCTATTAACCGCAATTTGGCATATTGTTGGGTCTCCCCACAATGGTGAAATTTCGATTAGTTTTGTTAAACTAACAATTTGTGGTAAAGAATTTAAATCTTGTGATGTCTTAAATCTATTTCCAGCAACTTGAGCTTGAGTTGCTTTTCCCATCCTAATTAAATCTTGTGGAGTTAACGAAAACTCACCAATATCTGATAAGTCAACGTCCATGAAAATTGTCTGAGAACCCAAAGGAACCCCCATAATCATGTAATCCCCACTTTCATTAGTCTTAGAAGTATATTTATAATATTTATCGTACAATTCTATCGTGGTAGTGCCTGTTAAAACATCTAGTCTTGATGGTAACGTCCCTGTTGCTGCGTGTGTTGAGTATGATTTTTCATAGGGTAATAGATTATATCTATATCCGTCGGAATTCTTATCACTTGGTGATTTATAAGGATATATTGATGAGATAATTGGATTCGATTCATCAACTACCTCAATTGGTATAAAAATCGAAACTCTTGCATTTGGAAGACCAAATCCATTATTTGCGGTAACTCTACCCACAATTACACCATAATCGGCACAATTTCTTGTATAGATATCTGTTTGTTGTATCTTTAGAGATAGAATCTCTAAAAATTCAAAATCTTGTTCTAAATCTACATTGATTGTTTTGTTTACTCCGATATCGGTTTTTATTCTGTAGGATTGACCCATTAAAATCTCTTTAACTTATAAATAGTTTATGTGTTATTTTTCAAGGTGCACACATACACATTATAAATTATAAGTCAAAGTTTTAATAAATAAATGTGTTAAGAGAAAGTCACAGATTGGAAGTTCTTAACTAAGACTTTCACATCTTTGTTTGGATAACGAATCTGATAAACCTGAGAAGGTTGTGCAAAAATTGTATCATCAACAGGTTTTATTTGATTAGTTGCTGGGTCTGAATAGACCATAGATGTTTGTGCTGAAGAATATTGTCCTCCAACCATGTTATAAACATTCAATCCCGCAACGGTTAATACACCATTTTGATTTTGTATAATACTTCTAAGTTCTGATAGATATACGTTTTGACCTAATTGTCTTGTTTGTGGGTTGAAGTACGTATTAACTTTATCAATAACATTTGAAATAATCTGTCCTGAGTTTTGTGCTGAGTCTAATACAATTGAAACTTCAATACTTAAGTCGATAACTTCAGCACTTAATATCGAAATATAGTCATTCATCATTCTATAGTTAGAAAGATAATTGGCCACGTTTTGTCTTAATGTGTTAGATACCAAGTTTGTTAATTTACCTGATGTATCATAAGATAAGAGTTGAATCAAAATTTTGTTGTCGTTTTCTGTTATTGATACCTTAGCTGGTGCACCAAATTCAGATGGCATATTTCTAATAATTGATTCATAATCTTGAACAGTTACCGCTCTTTTTTGTGCTGAAAAGTTAAATGAAACGTAGTTTCTAATTTCTTCTAATGAAGGAACTCCTGCTCCACCAACAGCTGCTGTAACGTTATTAGCCCTTAAAGAGTTAACAACAGATGAGTTAGTCAATTCAGAAGGACCATTAACATAAAAAGAAACTGTACCAATTTGATTAATAACATTAGTTCCTAAATTTGTTGCCAAACCACCACCAACTCTGTATTGAACAAATAATGTTGAATTTGGAATTAATGTAGAACCTAATGAAAAGTTATTCATATATCTTTGTAAATCTAAAGTTGCACCTACCGTTGTGAATTGATTAAGTGCGTCTTGGGCTGTGTTTGTTCCACCACCAAAAGTCATTTTCTTAAATCCTTCGGGTGTAAATTCACTGATAAATCTATTTGATGTTTGTATGTATCTACCAACTTTAATACCAGGTTGGTCTGAAACCTTTGTAGGGTCTTCAACAAAAACTCTATCTTCTGCTAAAGCGTCTACTTCATACCATCTATTAGATACTCCTAAAAATTCTGCAGCTGTAGGAGTGTTTGTATATTCTGTACCACTTTTCAACAAAACACTTGTTATACCTAAAACATTTTTTTCAGGTAAAAATAATTCAAAGAATGGAACTACGTCATTTGGTGTAATAACTCTTTTGAATACTTTTGTGATACCATTTACAACAAGTTCTCTTTTAGTAATTGTATAATTTATTAATACATTGTTGGCGTTGAAGTTAGGTATTTTCAATCTATTTGGATATCCTTGAGCATTGTATGGTGATGAAAAATCGATATCGTAGATATTTTCAAATACAATTCCCGCTCCTGTTACTTGTGAACCTCTTGTTAGAATACCAAGATATCTCTCATCTTCTTTGTCTCCAAAAGCTGGAACTGTAATTGAGAAGTCGACTAAAGCAACTGAAGGTCTTTGTCCTGGTAATTTTAAACCATAAGTCCTGGCAATATTATAAATTGAGGACCTTTGTTGTGCATATTGTAACACAGTCTCTTGAACACTTCTATCTATATGATAGTGTAAGTTATCGGCAACAGCGGCATTTAAATCAATAAAAACTGAAAATACTGATGCGTCATTAAAATCCTGAATTAATTCTGGATAGTATGTCCTTACATAATTTAGAAGCTCGGTTCTTATACCTTCAAAATCTCTAGTTGTATACGATATTTTACGATTAGCCATTATTATTAAATATTGATGATTACAAAATCACTTTGTGCAAAAGTATTTTTGTTGTTAGAGTAGTCTATTTTAATTTTTGCAGTATATTCAGCGGTTCCTTTACCAGGAAACCTATATATTGGTGAACTACTTGTACCAGCTGTTGCTTGTCCTGTATTTAAATCATATTCTTCCATTGGGTCTAATGGAGTTATTGTAATATTATTTAATAGTAGGTTGGGCATAAATCTTCCGACCGCATCTCTAATGTCGGATTGTATTGCGTCGAAAGTCAAACCATCAAATGGTTCAAATAAAAATTCATATAATCTTGTACCAAAATCGGGTAGAAAATATCTTGAACCCTTTCTTGTTAATAAAAGATGAATTAAATCTGCCTTAATTTCTTCTGATTCTAATTCTGTAAGTTGAAGATAATCTCCTTTAATTGAATTTTGAAACGGGAAGTTCAAACCATATGTTACTCCTGCTGCCATATAATATAAATATACATGGATTATTTTTTTCTTAAAGAGCTTGTTCCCTTAGTATGTTTTGGGTCGTAAGGGCAATGTCTGCAATAATTACCACAACAACTCCCTCTTTTTTTGTGAAACTCTTCTGTGAAAATAACTCTATCACCTTCCATATAATAATGAGAAGGGAGAAGTTTATTAGACTCCTCCCTCTTATTATTATCTATTTCCTTTAATTGAATAGTAGATTCCATTAATAATGTTTTGAACTAAATTATCTCTCATGATTTTAAACTAGTGTAACTTCACAAGCTCCACCCGCGCATGCTACCTCTCCACTCAAGTCAGTATCATCATGCATTTCAACAATTTTTGATAAATCAACATCATGAAGAGTCTTCATTAATTCTTCGTATTTTTCTTTTGTACAATCTTCAAACGGTGCTTGAATATATGTTCCGCCATCATAAGGTAATACTGAAAGTCCATTGTAAGATTCTTTATTTTCCCACATCCACTCACCAACTGCTGGCCACTCATGCTCTCTAATTGAGATTGTTGCCGATACGTTGTGTGCATTATTTCCATTTCTATGACCAGGTTTAATCCATTCTTGTTGAACTTTTTTAACTCTTTCCAATAATTGGATTGGTGATTCGTTTCTTAAAATTGACCCTTCAGGTGCTTTTTGTGGTATTCCAATAACCGCAGTATCGTGTGGTCTAAAATATTCATCCTCAACTAATTCGGGATGATTATTTTTTAAATGTGAATAAATTGCTTCATTCTTACCAACTCTAACTCTTCTCACATAATATTCATTATGCCATGCGTGAATACCTGATGATGTACCTAAAGTCAATGATGTAGTTCCCGCAGGTTTAACTGTTGTTGTTCTTGCCGATACGTTAATATTCAATAATTCTGCAACTCTTTTGTTTTCTTCCTTAACTACTTTTGCCGCTGATTTCATATTTAAACCTAAAACAGCTCCTGAACCGATACCTGTCATTGATATTCCAATCAATGCGTCTTTCTCGGTTGTTCTTTGCCATATCGGTCTCAAATAGTGAAAGTTAGTATATCCCGCTTGTAATGTTCCAATAAAAGATGCCGCTCTAACTCTATCTTCATAATCTTCTTGTGATACAACATTAGATACGTTAACCTCTGTGAGGTTACAGAATTGGAATGGTCTTAAAGCAATTTCACAACAAGGATTAGTTCCCCAATCTTTATCATTACTTAGGTAGATACCAGGTTCTCCTGCCCCACTTGCTTCAATTCTCTTCCATAATTCCATGAAGTATTCTTTGGTAATTTTGTGTCTCATCAAAACTGCAGAGTTATTAGCTCTACCTCTTTGTGGATTTGTTTCCCACCATGCTCCACTCTTACATCCAATCATTTCTTCGTCAGTTGCTGAGAATAATGAAATAAGTGCTGCTCTTCTGATACCACCAGCTAATACTGCATCTGCAATATGACAAACAATATCATGTACTTCAATTGGTTTCAATTTTTCACCACCTTCTTTTGAATCTAAGATTCCCTCAACTTTAATTAAACATTCTTTCAATGGTTGTGGGCCAGGAGCTTTACCACCTGATGTGATAAGTCTTGCACCTTTTGGTCTGATGTCACTGAAGTCGAATTCAATTTTTGAACCACCGAAGAAATATGATTTAACTAATACTTTAACAGCATCAGCCCATCCTTCTATTGAGTCGGCAACTAACCATCTTCTACCTCTTTCTTTATTTGGTTTTCTGATTTCAGGTAAAGCATCAACGTGATGTTTTTGTACTGAGTAACCAACACCTGTTCCACCTAAAAGTAAGAACATTATTTCAGAGAACACTCTCCAATCATCAATCGGTGCGAAGGCACAGTTGTAAATTCTGTTAGGTGAGATTTCAATTGGTTTTCCTGCGAACTGCATTGACCTCATTGAGGGTAATACTTGTTTTTTGAAAACGTACATGTAATTCTCACGAATTTCTTTTTCTAATTTAGGATATTGCTTAATATGCATCTCCATGTTTCTTGAAACTAATTCTTGCCAAGTTTCTCTTCTTTTTAGTTCAGGGATATACTTTGCGTATTTCATATACACAGTTATATCCGATAAAATTCTGTTTGAAATGTCCATTTTTGTAAATTTTAAGGTGTAGTTATTTTATTAAAAAATCAACGATTTTTATGATAAATATGTGGTCGAACACCAAGCGACCAACAATTTAGATTAAAAAAATAAGTTTTTTTTTAAAAAAGTAGATATTTAATTAAATTGATTTTTGTTGCGCTTCTCTTTCTTTTCTTTTTTCTAAGAGCTCTTTAACTCTATCTCTTTTTTTCTCTTCTTGTTGTCCTTCAAAACCTAAGAATGTTACTGAAGATTCGGTGTCTATTTCAAGAAGTTCGTTATTAAATTTGCAGTTTTCGAATACAACTCCGTCTTTACCAAGACGTGACTTTGTGATGGCAATCGTTGCTAAGTTCATCTCTTTTTGTACAAGAGTCTTAGCTACTGTTATGATTACGTGTCCCACTTGAGCCTTCTTAATTGAACCTCCCATTTGGTCAGTAGTTACAACTTCAGATGAAATTGAACTTCTGTTACCTTGTGTTGCTGTCCAACCAACAAGATTCAATTCGTGACACATCGCTTCAAATCCCCTCATTACAGAACCCTCAGCTTTCCATTCATCCTTAGCACTTGATTCAGGTAATACACAATCAATATAGTCTAACAAGACTAAGTCAATCTTATTTCCATCGGCAATCATTTTTCTAACCTGATTTTTAATTTGACCCATAGTAGTTGTATCAGATGCAAGTTTTTTAAGAATCAATTTGTTTTTCATTGTATCTTGAATCTCACCAATCTTTTTTAATACCTCATCTTTGTGATTTGCCAAATTATCAGGTTCAATACCTGTCCATATTGTGAAGTGCTTTCTTTGAACAATTTTAGGATTGTCCTCAAAAAATATTTGAAGAACATTATACCCCAAGTTAAAGGCAGTATTTGCAATCTTGGTCAGGATTGTGGTTTTACCAACCCCCGTAGGAGCTAATATAACTCCAATCTCACCTTTGGCTAATCCACCCTTAAGAAGATTATCAAGACCTGCAATACCCATCGGAATTGGATGTCTATAGTCCTCATCCAATACTGTATCAAGTCCCATGAAGATATCAGTAACATCTTTTTCAATTTCACCCACCTGAAGTGCTTCTCTAATCAAACCTTCAACTTTGTCGTAAGACTCAAAATCACCCTCAGTAATAATCTTCTGAGACTTATCCATCGCCTTTTGTAACTCTTGTTGTTTACAGAATTTCAATGCTTTTTCTTGTACAAAATGTGTACCCTCAAATGGTGCATCTTTGACTTGTTTTAGAGTATCCAAAACAATCTTTGCAACCAATTCCTGTGAAATTTCTGATTTAACAATCTGTTCCAACGTATCAAAGTTTGGACAAGATTTGTACTTCACATAATACTCTTTTATCATTTGTAAAATGATTTTAAAGTATTTGTTATCGAAGTATGAACTCTCAATTACATCAATAATAGATGATGCAAAATCTTTATCTTCGATAATTTGGTTCAATAATTGTATCTGAAAAGTGTTCCCTAAGTAGTCAAAATTTTTATTCATGTTTGTGTTTCGTTCTCCCCTTATTATTAAATACTTACTTGCTCAAGTCAAAATCCAAATATTCGTAAGTTAATCTGTTGTTTGAAAAAATGTCAGTCAACTCTCTTAAGACATCTCTCAAAAATGGTCGTACATCAACCGTATAACGAACTTTTGGTGGAAATAATTTTCCGTCAAAAATTCTATGACAAATTGTCTGCTCTCCAACCTTAACAAAAAGGTTAAAAACTTCAGGCCCATCAGTGAATGATGTATTCATGATACTTGCGTCGCTTTCAATAGCGTTTCTATTATCCATCATGTAGATAACTGTTTTCATCTTTAGGTAATACTGAAGCTCTTCTTTTAGAGACTTCATGAACTCATACAACTCTAAAGAGTTTTTTGCCTTTGGGTTAAACCCTCTGACGTTGAAGAATCTTTGAACAACGATGTTATCGTTAAGTGTCAAGAGAAACTCCATTTTGGTGCTGTCCATTTCTTTCATAGCGTTTAATTTTTGTTTGTGTTTCGTTTTTCTTTTCTTGTTAATTTCATAAAAGGGGTGAGGAAGTTTACCCAAGCATTATCATCCTTAGGTAGATACTTAAAGAGACCATCTTCCATCATCATTCTCATTAAGTTTTTATAACCTCTATCGGTGGGGTCAATTATGTCTGTGATTATTTGTTCAACTAATGTCTTTCCATCATCTGTAATCAATGGGTTCGTGAGGTCAACAATTTTTTTGTTTGTGATATAAAACTCTTCTCCAAGTATAGTTGATTTTGTTTTACCATTCAAAAGATTTGATAAAGTTTTAATAGGTTTCTTTTGCGGGATATTTCGTGCAATATCGAGTAATTCTTCCACAGTGCAGGGTTTTTCCTGCACTTGAGGGAAATACTTTATTAAAGTTTTTTCTCCGAGACCTTCGATACCATCTATGTTATCTGATTTGTCTCCTGTGAATATTTTACAAAGTAAAACATTATAATGTGGAATGTGAACCTTATTAATGACGATATTATCCCCGTTACCGAAGTATTGCTTTGAGATGGGAGAATACACGCTGATATTCTCGTTAATCAACTGGGTAAGGTCCTTATCAGCTGAGAAGATGATTATCTGCTCATCGGTAGCAATCTTACAATAATAGGCGATAAGGTCATCTGCCTCATTATCAATCATTTCAACTTGTCTTACAAAAATTTCTTCGAGGTATTGTTTAACCCTTGATTGTTGATTAAGATACGACTCGTACTTGTACTCATTCATATCTTGGCGTCTGTTCGCCTTATATTGTGGGTAAATTGATTTACGGATGGAGGAATTGGAATCCCAAAATACAACCACCTTATCGTGGTCATGTTCTTCTAAGAATTTTCTAAGGATGTTTATAAAGTGATAGATTCCACCTAAATGGTCTCCATCACTGTATAAATCTCTTACTCCGTGAAATCCTATTTTGAATAAATTGTTTCCGTCTACTAAAAGTGTTTTAGTCACTTTGTTAAATTAGAGGTGATAAAAATTGTTTCTTACTCGCTGATATCATCAGTTGTTTCTTCTAAGGTTAACTCACCAGTTCCTGATAAGATACCGTTCCAATATTGGGAATACTCTTTCTTATAAGATTCCAAAGCTTCTTTAGTATCTTCAATATATCCTTGTGGTACTGCAATTAACTTTCCATCATTATACCCCAAACCATTTACGTGGTTCTTCAATATTGAAATTTTAGTTCTGATAGCATATCTCACAGTTCTTCCTCCTTTGGTTGCCGTGATATGGTTGATACCCGCACTTGCTTGATTACCAAATAAGAATACTAATGAAGATGCTAACCATAACGCCTCTCCACCTTTTGCTTTGATTGTGGGTTGTCCAAACGGATTGTCGGGAAGAGCAACCCAAGGTTGATTAACAACAACTAAAGTATTGTAATATGCATAATCTTCTTTCTTTGATTTAGAAATTCTTGAATGAACTCCCATACCAATTTTGTCAGCAAGTGTTGCAGCGTTATGTTGCTTACCACCCTTACCATCGAAGGTCATCTTACAAGGGATTGAACCTACAGAATCCCAAAGGAATAAAATAGATTGTTGTATTTCACCTTTCTCTTGAGCATCTAACACTTCATTAATGAAATCTGTTACTTGTTCAATATAGTCAAAACTGTCGTTGAAGATGAAATCACCATCCCACTCACCGTCAGAATTCTTTTTAGCACCCAAACCTAACTCAACAGCATGTTCCCAACTCCACTTCTTTTCGGTAATGATAAAGACAGGTAAATGACCTTTCTTTTGTGCATCAGCAGCTGCTAAAATCATAGCAGTTGTTTTTGAACTATTACTATGTCCCAAGAACATATTGATGCCACCCATAACAGGACCTGGTAATCCACTGGCACTTAAGAACGCTTCACCACAAAAATAGTAGTTAGTTTCTTTATATTTTGTTTTGGTTGAGAACTTATCTTTGAATCCTCCAACCTCTTTTTTCTTAATTCCCGCCATCTTCTATTCTTTTAATGCTTGGTAATTTATTTGTTTTGTTTCGGTTGTAGAATATTTTATCCTCTTCATAAAGTTCACCTATTTCATCTTCATGGAATGTTATTAGTTT